TATCATCTTAGCCCGACATGCGGCGGTATCTGTTAAATAACTCCATGCTCTCAGGCAGCGATGATGTTAGCAGCTGCAGCACCGCCTCACCATACTCTCGCGCTTCGTACTGTGCGTGACCGTGGACGCGCAGAGACAAGAAACCCATGATATTGTGGAGATCTTGCTTCCATAGCCAATGAGTATAGTGATTTAGACTGAGGAAACAGCGTGCCAGTTCATTGGGAATTTCATCAGCGATCGCCATCTTGTACTGGTCATAACCATTCTGGCAGTGACTGTTGAGATTACATGCAAACAGCTTCTGCTCAAGTGTAGGCTCTGAACCAATAACCCTGCCCTGCTTTACACTCTTCGGCTTGGCACCGATTATGCGAATGTCGGGTATATACCATTTCTCGGGCAGGGTCACGTAGCGTGCCGACACTTCGTTAATGGCAGCGGTGCGGTGGCGCACAAACTGACGGGCCACAAAAATCGGCATCTCCATCTCGATCCAGCATTCAATCATCTCGAATGGCGTAGTGTGCCGGTTCTTCATGAGATAATCACAAAGCTTAAGGTCCAGTTCTCTTGCCCTCGGCTCCAGTCCACCATCAAATGACATGCGGGCTGCTAATGCAGGATCGATATCATCTGCATCAAAGTCGCGGTTAGGACGGCGCACCGGGCCTGCCAGATTGGCCAAGCGCACCGATCCATGATCAAGGACCGAGAGAGTGAAACGATCATTCATCGGGAAAGCCCCTATCCTCATCGAATTGACGCTTCACGTAACCAAGCTTGTAGGCCACCCTGTCCAGGATAGACCATTGCTTGGGTGAGAACCGGGTTTCTGCAGCATGCTCTTCGAAGCGCTCTGCCTGATCATCCAGAAATCCGCGCTCCCATTCTGAGGCTTTATTACGGTTAGCAGCAAAAGCATCGAGTAGTCCATCTACCCAGGCTTCCTCGTCGGCATTAAGGGCCATAATCTTGCTCCGGACATTTATGTTGGATGATGCGGGCGTCGTGCTGAGGCTCAGATTGAGCGATTGATGCCCTAATCCTTGCTTCAGCGTGTGCGTAATCGGTATCAACAAGCCGTCCACTGGGTAGTATTGATATGCCCAGTGGACGAATATGTTGAAATTCTGGACCAGTGGATTGCATCCGGCCAGTGGGCGAATACACTTCATCACGCTTGATACGCTTTGATATCGATTTGCGGAGACTGGTGGCGAGAGCATGTGCTTCGATCGCCGTGAGATGGGCAATGATGATCTCGCTCGTTTTCGACCAGGGGTGGCACCCGACCATCTTAACGGTGCCATCGGCCTGTGGGTCGAGACGGATGTTTTGAAACGAGTTACCACGGCTGAGGGATAGGGTAGTCATAGTATATCTCCTTTATGTGGGGTGGTCCCTTTGGCCGAAGAGACTCTACGCTCTTCGGCCCTGGCGGGTTGCCAGTCTGCTGCACTGGCGCTAGATAAAACACCCCTGAGACATCTAGCGCGCGCTCTCGCTCAGTGCTGCGCAGTCAGTTAGTACTTGGCCCCGCCAGCATCGACGGTGCCGTCGATGACGCCTTCTTCCTGAGCGCTCTCAAGGTCCTTGATGTTAAGGCCCATCAGCTTGAAGCTCTCATACAGTCCCTTGTATTGCATGAACTCTTCCTCGTCCTGCACGAAGCCTGCAGCGGTGAAGGAGTAGTTGTAGAAGGTATCACCCGATGGGTTTTGGTCGCGAACGTTGCCCATGGTGAAGTAGCAGCCGAAAGACGGCACCGACATCAGCTTCAGCTTGCCCAAGAACTTGCGGGCAACCCGGATGCCAGAGCGCTGCAGCGTGACGACGCCGATGCCCAGTTCGGGATGATCCGGCAGAGCCACCGCCATGTTATACATGCGGGTTGCGGCAGGCTGGCTGTTCGGGTCTTCGGGATCGGTGCTGCCCCATTCGAGAAGACCAGAAGCCGCGACAGTGGGCTTGGTGCGCCACTTGACGAGTTTCTTGTTGTCCTTGTAGGGCTGCACTTCGAATTCAGCGTTCGGCGGTGTCCAGTTCACGCCATCATCAGCACGGGCAAGGATGCCGCCGCCTTGATGACGCGGACGCCACAAGATGGCGCGCATGTCGATGTAAAGCGGGACGATGCGAAGTTCCTTGCCGAGCGAGACTTCGGCAACGCTGTGCCAATACTCGCCTTGCTTGGCCTCGTCGAACTCTTCGCACTCGGGGGAAACCGCTTGCAGGAGTTTGAGGCGGGGGGTTTCGATGTCGCCCTGACCGAGGTTCTCGGTCCCTTGGCCCCGCATGCCCTGCATGAAGCTCGGGATTGGGGCGGCGACTGCGGTGGTTTTGGTTTCCTTGACGGTGACGGCCTGAGTGGGGGCCTTACGTGCGGGTGCAGCGGTGGTCGGTTTCTGTGCCATTGTAGCTCCTATATGTGAAAGTGGCTCGATTATAGTACCATAGCATCTGCAGGGTGTCAAGCCCTGCAGATTGCTAGATGATGTCCTGACCCTGCTGCTTAAGCAATTGTGCCTGAAGCGGAGCATAGACCGAAGGCAGATCCTTAGCGGGTTGGGTTGTCATACCCAGGATCTGCCAACGCGGATCGCCTTTTGCTTGGTCCCATTGCAGCATAGCCCAAAGCTGCGCATCTTCATCTTTGTCAAAGGGACCAATCAAGTGATAGCCAACGTCCCGCATTACAAGGATATACTGTTTCAACATCGACTTGTCCCTAATTTTGAATGATTGCTGACTTGCGGGGCCGAATAAGATCGGGGTGGTCCCAGCACCAGTCCTCACCCTTGGGCTGAGGGAAGCTGGTAGTCTGACCAATGATCATGGGTTGACCCTGTGGACCCGGCACAACGATCGCCGTGCTGGAGGGAGGACCACTGCGGCATATGATACCCCCATTAGGATCACGTTCCTTAAGGGAGCAGGTGCTGCAAGTGTGCGGCTTTAGGATAACAGGTTCCGACATCTTATTTCGCCTTCACCTTTTTGCGGGTCAGGGTGGTGCTGGGTTTGGTGAAGATCGAGAAGATCTCGTCGGGCAGTTCACGGCCCTCGGCCAACTCAGCCTTCGCAAACGCGCTAAGCGAACTTGCGTTGATGGTTTCCTGGATCATAGCGCCATGGCCATTGTCGCGCAGCCACTTGTAAGCTTTGTCCTTATTCTCTCCGTTAACCGAAGCATACAGCTTCATGACAACGGTCAAACGGTCGCCGTTCATGGTGGTCAGTGTCTGCAACTGCTCACGCTCGAAAGACTCTGGGATCAACACGCCCTGGACCACAGAGATAACGGCCTCAAAGTCCTTGATCTGAAGCGTCAAAATCTCCTGTGCAGTGCGCAGTTTGGAGTAGATTTGAGCCAGATGGGCAGCACGATCACCATGGCCCTTAATCTCGCCCATCGCTTCACGGACAGCGATGTTAAGCTTAATCAGGGCCTTCTCGACGGGTAGCCCCATCTTGTGGATATCGTCTAGCTTGAGGAGGGGCGGCACTGGGACCACTGGGACAGCCTCGGCGGCGTCCACCATGGCGTCCCGACTGGCTCGCCGTGTCTCGGGGGGCTGAGATACCGGGGCTGGTGGAGATGCCACGGACGGGGCCGAGACGAACGCAGCGGGCTTGGTCTTTACAGGTGCTTTGGCCATGTTGGTATCCTTTATTGTTTAAGGCTAATCTTAAAGGGCCAGTATGCCCTCGACTGGCTATCGTAGCGCAGGACCGTGATGCTGTCAACCTTTTGTCCCAACACAAAGATGGACGCTGCTGTAATAAGCGGATCGCCTATCAGCACTACGTAATCCTTGTGGGGATTAAAGTTCATCGTATCAAGGTAATAGTTGATCAACTGAGGAAGGTTGTTCTCTTCCTCTTCGGCCTGATCTGGATAGATGACTCTGGTTTTGACCAGTGGATAAATATTCAATCCAAATCTGCGGAGGTCCGAGAGATCGAAGCCCTTCGGGTCGCTCGGCATAAATACCCGGCACTCATGGGGGGTTCCCAGAGGCGCATTATTAAACTTAATTTCCACTATTTGGTGCCCTTATATGCCGGGGCAGGGGTGCAGATTTCGTCTTTGTTGCTAGACGTCTTGCCGCAAGCGGCGCATTTCCAGGTGGTGGCGAGGCTTAGTGCTTGCATTTTACTGTTTCCTTTATCTCTGTGTGAACGACCGTTGGCCCCAGGAGGTCAGAGCCTGAACTATTAGCCTCCCAGGACCTAATGTAACTCGCACTACGGTCGAACGGTGCTGTCGCTAATGTAGTAGTTCAGGCACCACCACACAGCCTAGAGTTACCCACAAACTCCCGTATTAAAGGAGTTTGAATTAGCTGCCGCCGTTCCCTGGAATAGGATTGGCGTTGTCGACTGCTTCGAGTTTCTCGTCTTCGGTCAGAGGCTTCGGCGCCTCGTAGAGTTCGGACGTGAAATTATAGGTCTTGCCGAATTCGTATTGATTGAACGCAGCCGGGTTGGAGATGGTGAGATCGAGACGCGCGCTCGGGGTTGCGGTGCTGAACGAGTAGTTCGGGTCGGTCGGGTCGCTGGAGTAAACGGCTGAGAAGCCGACGCTGACGTATTTGACTTCGCCGTCGACTTCATATGGTATGTATTTGTCACAAACAAGACGACATTTTACTGACATGGTACTTTCCTTTCTTTTCAGGACACTGTATATCGAGGGCCGAGGGCCGAGGGCCGAGGGCCGAGGGCCGAGGGCCGAGGGCCGAGGGCCGAGGGCCGAGGGCCGAGGGCCGGGGACCTTCCTGCTTTCAGATCGTTGCCTAATGGGTGGCTCTTAAGTCCACGTTTTGAGGCAGCGACGTCTCTTGTATTAGGCGGCGATCGCCAGCGTCTTGCCGTCGATCTTGATGCCTTCGGTGCGCTTCGCCAGTTTGCGCAGCACGTTACCTGCCGACATGCGGGCAAGGCCCTGGTTCAGATCATTCCACTTCGGGTTGACGGTGCCACCATTCACGGCGACAAGGTTGATGACCTCTTCGCTGGTCTTGCCACGCAGTGCTGCGGCCAATGGATCGTCGTTGTCCACCGAGGCACGGCCCGAAGCCGTCTTGACTTCCTTGTTGGTCGTGTAGCTGTACTTCGACCGATCGACCACGCCGCTCGACGCGACAGGGGCATCATCGTTCTCGGCAGGGTCCGAGGCTTTCTCGACCTTCTCGACCTTCTCGACCTTCACCTTCTCGACCTTCTCGACCTTCTCGACCTTCTCGACCTTGGCCTTCGACGCCGGCGCTGGCTTGGTAATCTTCTCTTCATTAACTTCAACGGGCTGCTTTTTGGCCATCTCGTATCTCCTGTGAAAAAAACTCTAGTCGGGGTGCTAAGCCAAAATAAACCATAGCGCTTAGACTGTGTGAAGTACTTATTAATTCCCTGATTGGTGCTGGCGTTGGAATAGTATCGCCTTACCTCGCAGGGTATTTACTTGAACTGTAACCGGTTCCATATGGTGAGGGTTTACGCAATTTCTATTTCGGCACAAGTGATCTAGCAGGTGCTTTGGTGGTATGGGGCCTATATGCAACTCCCAAATTAATCTGTGCGCCACAGGCTCCTTACCACCCCAGCTTACTCTACCATAACCGTTTCGGTTATTACGACCTGTCCATATCCAACAATAGGATAACAAAACTGGATGTGGAAAGTCAAGTACGGTTATTTTATTGCGTAACCTGGGTATCACTTTATCTAAGCTTACTACTGGCCCAGGGGTGCAGTCATGGCTTTGAAGCTGATATCTTTGTGCATCCGGGTTGGTTTCTTGGATGACAGGTGGCTCCAGACACATCGACGCTGATCCTTAGCTTTGAAATCCCTGTGCCAGATATCAGTTACATATTCAGTAGTTTCGTCCTTGAACACCACAAAATAAAACTTATCCACATGCTTAACCATACGAACATGTGGGGCCTGTAGCCGAGGGACAGGACCAGAAAACCCAACTGGGGACTGGTGCACGATAGGCGTGGCACTTTGTAGAAGGTTATCCCTGGTAATTTTCACGGCGTAGTTGCTCCATATTGGGGGTCATCTTAATGTTCATGGGCGACATGCAAAGTTCGCATACCCAACGAACCGGTTCACCCATCCACACTGCTTGTCGAAAGATCTGCAGATGCTGTGGCGTTGGGTGCGCAACTTTAGATCCCACGATCATGCTTTCACAGTTTCTGCAGTTGTGTTTATCAGCGCTAGTTACCACGCATGGTTCCCCGCGCATCATAGCATTAAAAGCTGCCTGCTCGTGGGTGGCTATGCTCATTCCCATAATTAGGCTATTAACGTCAGTGGCCATATCGAGGATTTTCTTGCGCATCGCAGCAGGGTCTTTACTCCAGCCTTCGATGGCCGAGTCGATATCCTTCTGCGTTACTGCTGGATTACTCATGGTTGTGGTTCCTTTTGCCGTTCTCAGCCGACAGCGCTGCCATACGTGAAGAGTGCTGAGACTTGGTAGAAGCAAATCGTATAGCATGCTTTAAATGGCTATCAGTCATATCCGAAATGTTGATAACCTCGTTTCGGTCACGGCACCGCCATTGTTGCGGTCCACATTCGGGATCTGATTTTTCCCATTTCTTGTGCCAATCCCGTTTTTTCTTGAGAACGCAACGGGTAAGGGTAAAGCACTCTTCAATGCTTACCCTCCCTAAATCAAGGGGCGGAAATAGCTGTATCATCCGATTTTCCTTCTCTGCTCCTCGGTCAGTTGATCGTCAAGGCCAATGTGGGCACCGGTATTTAAACCAGCCTGATATGCTGGCTCATAAAGCTTGGCATTGCGGCGCTGGCTCTGCTGCCGATAATGGTTGTTCTCGCGCTCCTGGCGTTCTTCGCGCTTGCGGCGTTGAGCTTCGGTTTCCGGCTTAGACACTTGCCGTTCTGACTTCTCCTTCTCGGCAAGATAGTCAGCATAGTATTTACGACCGAGAACCCCGCCATAACTCGCAATATAACGCGCTAAATCCTCGTCAATGCCCTCTGCAATAAGCGCGGCACGCTTGTCATCAAGCTGAGCCTTTTGAGCAGCCCAACGCGCTTGACTAGCCTTACGCTCAGCAGTGGTGGTGCCGGGTTTCAGACCATGAATGAAGTCGGTATTAAGGTCGTCTTCGTTTGAATAAAGCTCAGCCAGCACCATCGCGTTGCCAGCGGACGCGGCACCTGGATGCCTAGCGCGGGTTTCGTCTTCCCTGCGCTTGCGATCGCTGTCCTCTTCCATCTGACGGCGCTTCTGATCCAGCCTGCTAATCAAGCGTGACGAACAGCCATCAAGCCATAGCAGAGCGTTCTTGCCGCGCTTTTCCATGCCCTGGTAGGGTAACAAACGATCCATAGTGTCAATCAGGTAATCGTAAACCATGGTAGCAACCTGAATGTTGATATTACGGCCCAACAAAGCGTGACGCTTCACCTTACGCATCTTACCAAAGCTCTCGGCATGCTCTTCAATAATGAAGTGGCGGCAAAAGTAAACCTTGGCCACAGCCTCCATCAAGCTGCGCTGATATGAGTACATTGCAGCACGGTTGTGGCTGGTCTTTGACCTGGATGCCGAAGGATCGCTGCTGGGAGTATCAGCCAACTGCGCCATCTCAAGACCATACTCAGCGATGATCGATTGAGCCATGGCCGCAGCGTTGGCCGCTTCGTTTTCATTGCCACGACCATCATTGGCTACGGCGAGAAGCTTGCGGACCCGGTTGATCACGTTATCGGGGATTTGACGGTCAGACACTGCACTTTCCTTTATGCTTTGACCCAGATACTATAGCACCTGGGTCAAAGCCGCACAAGATATAGTCTGAATTAAATCTTGACGAAAGATCCCTCAATTGCGTAGCCAAGGATGATCATTCCATCATCCTTGGCTACGCACAGCTTGTCCTTGTGAACAAGATACCGGTCACAGTCTAAATTAGCTGCAGCCGCATGGGCAACCGCACCATCGATCATAATGCGACCCTTGTCGTCGAACGTTTTAGTGTCGGGTTCGATTTTCTTGGCCTTGATAAAGCTGCCGTTTGGCGTTTTCAGCACGATACCCGGCAACTCGGGCTTGGCCTTCGTCGGGGGCCGACGCGAGGCATGCGCGGCGCGACGTTCCTTGTCCGATTGCTCTGCGGTCTTCACTCAAGTCTCCAAATCACCCTTTGCCATTTACGCTCTCCTCTATTTAGTTAAACCTGAGACATACTACACTGGGACCCTGCCCTGCACAAGGTAGCAGGAATTACTCCACATACGGGTGCCTGTATGAATAGCGCATTTGATAGTAGTTGTATAACCTGCCACTTCTCAAGCTTAGGCTCCAGGCCGTCCAGGGTCTTCGTGTCTTCGCATGAAGCTTGTTGCCAAGCCTTCAAGCGGTTCACCAACACAATAAGACCCATACCGATATCGGAGCGAGGTATATGCCTCCCTGGCCACGGGAGCGCTCTCCGTGGCGGTGGGGGCTGGGGTGGGCCTAGCATACCGTGTCTCATGGACGACCACACGAGGACGGAGGGCGTAGGCCACGGCGAGTACCACCACGAGGCACCATGGCACGCAGATGCTGGCGATCAGGACGCTGCTATACATTTCTATTCTCCTTACTGGTCGGCTTGTGAAACACACAATAAAGCGATCCCTTGAGGGGCTTAAGGCCACAAACAGGGCACTTAGGAACGTCCTCTCCCTGCTGCAGCTTATCCATTGAACCTGACTGAAGCTTATTCACGCAGCGTATCCTCCTTTACAAACCGAACCAAACCCAGGCGCTGAGCCACCTGACCTAGTTGAAACTCATCTTTGTGGGCGTTCCAGAAACCACGGCAGCAAGCATCATCAGACTGGAAAGCGAAGAGGAGGTCATTCATCGCGCGGCGCCCTCCACATCTTCAGCGGTGCGCGGCGACCTCCACATCTTCAGCAGGTCAAAGGTATCGTCAGTCCATTTGGCATCGTCAACGCCCTCGCGATAGGTCATGTATGCTGCGTCTATGGCGTCTGTAATCGAGCGCACATAGTCGGCGGTTGTCAATGGGCCGCCGACAATATACCAGCGCTTCCAAGCGGCAGTGCTGACGATGTATACCGCCGTTTTGAGATCGTGAATTTCGACAAGTTTTGACATGGTGAGGGACTCCAGTTCAAGCGATGGAATTAACGCTTGCCAAACCCGCGCTGCTAAGCGCGGGAAGGGGAAGAGCTAATCAAGGAGAATGTCTTCAGCTGCTTTCATACTAGCTTCTCCGGGACCAGCACCAAGGTTTCCTGCGCGCGCGTGGTGATTACGTACTTGATGTTGTCCTCTTGCAGTTGCTCGTGTGGCTGCAACTCACGAAAGCCGCGCTGCTCGGTCTGCACCCAAAACACGTTCTTCCACTCGCGGCCCTTAGACTTGTGGCCACTGCAAAGAGTAAGGATGCCCTTCACGTCATCCGCAAACAGGGCGCTGATCTTGGCGATTACACATTCAGTGCGATCGCCACCCTCGGCACGGCATGCCTCAATAAAGACCAGGATGCAGTCAGCCTTATCACTCACTGCCTGCTCAAGGCTCTCGCTTTTTTTGGCGCGGGCCTTGCTGATTTCCTTAGCACGCCACTTCTCAAGCTTAGGCTCCAGGCCGTCCAGGGTCTTCGCTTTCAAGCGGTTCACCAACACAATAAGACCCATGCCGATATCTCGGCCCTCTACCTTACAAGCGATGCCTGACTTGATCAGCGTAAACGCCAGCTTGACCAGCGGCTTATTGTAGCGACAAATGACCGCATCGGTAGGACCGAGGGGATCGGACACAAACCACGGGCGGGGTTTGGCTTCCTTGTCCAGGATAACAGCGCGCACTTGACCCTCAGGTGCACTATTATGGGCTTCGATGTGGTTCACCCACTGATGGGCATGACGCACCACGGATTTCGGGCAGCGATATGTCACAGTCAGCGGCATCCGCACCGCATTGAAGCGCTTGGTGATCAAGTCGAGAGCATTATGGTCAGCACCAGTGAAACCATAAATTGCCTGACGGCTATCACCACAAGCGTGCAGTCGGCCACCCGGCTTGAGGCACCGTGCTGCCAGTTCGCGCCGTGCGGGGTTGGTGTCCTGTGCCTCATCAATTACCACGTGGTCCACGGTGAAGAAACGGGCTTTGAAATAGAGTGGTGCCCAAATCATGTCGTCAAAGTCGATCTCTGCGCGGCGGTTGGTGGTTGATCGGCAGCGCTCTGCTGAGATCATGAAGATTTCCATCGCGATCTGCACCAGCACCGGCACGTCAGCATCATCGGCCAGATCACTGTCAAGGCTGAAGTGCTGCACCATCTTTAGCCACTTCTCCAGGTCTGTAACCTGGAACGTGATGCCCGCGAGCATCTGCTTAGCGATGGAGACGGTGCGCTTGATGAAGTCGCCGCCATCTTCCAGCATCTGCACTTTCATAAAGTTGGCGGCGGGATCTGCAGCCATCGCCTCGATGATGTTGGCCACCTTGCGTTCGTTGATATCGGCGTCACGCTCCAGGCCACGGAAAGCGGAAAACCCGATCGAGTGGCAGGTGCCTACGACCAGGCCCTTACGCGTCATGACGCGGGTGCCTTGCTGGTCAGCGCCACCCAGGCGCACCAAGCGGGATTTGAACTCTTCGGAGGCGTTCTTGTTGAACATCATCACCGTCACGTAACCCTGCATCATCATTACTGCGCGTGCGAGGGTTTCGGTTTTGCCAGCACCTGCAACGGCTTCCACCACCGCGCTGCCACGCCCATTTTGGACGAAATCGTAGTATGCTGCCTGCTGGACCGAAGGGACATACTCATGCTTTACTTCTGACACTGGCTATCTCCTGATAGTGGGTGCGGCCACTCCGCTCCATCTACCAGGAGTATACCATGTCTACCTTATGCAGTCAAGTGCCGCAGAAGTTTATACAGCCTCAACCTTTGTGACTGGATACATCAGTGAGATTTCCCGGTTGGCATCCTCAACCGTTGCAGAGCCATGTACCGCGTTATCCGCACCAATCATGCCGAAGTCGTGCCTCAGCGTTCCCGGCAATGCCTTGGTCGGGTCGGTCGCGCCGATATGTTCACGCCAACGTGTGATTGCGCCAGGGCCGACCAGCACCGCAGTCACCACGCCATAATCCACACTATTACACAGTTCATTCCAGAAGTGCTTGTCTTTGTGTTCACCATACAGACCGATGATTTCGTCATCGGTAAGACAACGAAATCATCGGTCTGTATGGTGAACAGTAAACCCGAGCAGCGGGATCGTAGACAGGATGGGCATGGTCTGCTTGCGCATCACGGCGGCAGACTTGATCATGATCAGGGTAGCTTGTTGCAGTTCCATTTTATTCTCCTTTATTAGATTGGGCTTTCACGCCACGCAGACGTCAGGCTAGGCTTTGGGGTAGCACTAACCTCGATGTACACGGACCCATCCGCGTTACGGTTGAGGGTGGCTGTAGTCACTGTGTACTTACCTGACCGAACCGCATCCATCATGTGTTCAAGCAGTACCAGTGTGTTGTATTGAACATCAACGGCCATTGGTAAGCCTCTTCATCACACCGGGTCCGGTTGAGATAAAGGTGTGTGTATCAACCTTACCATGGCAGAAGAGGCTTACCTCCAACTCGCCATCATAAGTTGAGAAAGTTCCTACCGTTGCCACGGGCTTGCCGCAGATACAGCAATCGGTGAGATCCGGCGATATGCCGATGTTTGTTAGCAAATTCTTAACATCAGCCCATACGGTTACAGCTTTCATGTCTTCCATTAGCTTTCTTCCCATTCAGCATCAACGATGCGTGAGTTAAAGATTACGCCATCTGTAGTAAATGGCTTGTTCTCAGTAGATGCCCTGGGCGGCACGTACCTTTGTTCAGCAGAAAGTTGTTCTACTTCTACTTCCCTTCCGATAGCATCCAACACGTTCTCAAGCGAGGCGATCTCTAGCTTGATGTTGTGCTCTGCCATATCATTAACTCTTAGTTGCGCTATTTCTAGCTGACGCCTTTGAGTGACTAGCGTAGCGCGTAATAACGAGCGTATGATGGCACGCTGTCCCATCGTCAGCCGCACGGGCATATCTTTAGTCATTGCCGGGTTTCCAGTCCTGCAGGTCGTTGTCCATTAACAGCTTACCGAAGAACTCGACTGCCATCATTGCAGTTTCTGGTCCAATGCCCAGGCTATTTCTGAACGTGTTGCGCAACATCATCAACATGTGTGAAGCGGTGCCGTGCTTTGAGCCATTCATCATGACGTCTTCGGGCTTTATAATAACAGGTGTTGGTGCCACCTTGCTCTTCGCAGGAACAACCCTTGAGGAAACCGAAGACAATCCAGGCGTCCCGGCAGATGAAATTGACGGCCTGGTGGATGGGTTTACCGGTTCGGTGTTCCATTTAACTACTTTCCGTGCCATTAATGATTAGGCCGGTGCTTTATGAACTCGGCCGTCTCCTTGTGCCTGCGCCGGGTCATACATATATAATATGTTCCCGTTATAATATATAAGAATGAGAAGATTACGCATCCAATCAAAAACCACTCCACTAGTCCAACCAAAAAATTAAGCATCTTCGCCTCCTAAAAAGGGCAGTCGTCATCTGGAACTTCAAGCGGATATCTTTCGAAGTATATCCGCTTGTTGTCCAGGTTTAGAAGGTACGTAAACTCCACCACCTGTACTTGGGCCTGCTCGAAGATTTCATCGGCAAGCTGAAAGCTTTTCTCCCAAGCCGGGTTGATTGTGTCGTTGGGATCGATGAGGTAGGCCACGCAGTGTATGCCGCGTTGCACGATTACCGCTGCACAGTGGGCGCAGGGTTTTCGAGTAGAAAATAGTGACATTCCTCGTACGTCTCGCCATGCGAAGGCCAGTGCGTTCTCTTCAGCATGTAGCGTGCATTGCAGTTTGGTTTCTCGGTCGGTTGTAATAACGTGATTAAAGTCCACCCTTGCAGGCAGACCATTATAACCAGAAGATACCACACGATTGGTTTCATCGACTACCACCGATCCCACACCATCTGAAGGGTCCTTTGACATGGACGCCGCCAGCATGGCTTGATCAAAGAAATAAGCAACCCAACGGTCATACGTCAGCATCACGCGTCATCCTTTGCACAGTATTCAATCATTAGCGCGCCAGTTTCCGCACACTCGACTTCGAGAAGGGAGTCGATGGTGATGTTCATATGCCGCCCCTTGCGAAGCGCGCTCATAGTTTCGTCCATTTTTTGCTGAAACCGCGCCACCAAGGTCGAGAACGCAGCCGCCCGCACAGTAAGTCAAACCGCTCCAACACAGCAAAACTGATTGCGCGTTCGCGGTGAACCCACCAGCCTTTGACAACAAGGCGCATCGGCGGCGCTGGAGGGCTCGACGCCGTGCCTCTTATTTGTTCCTTGCGGAGCATCAAGCGCTCACCGGTTCGCCCTACGAATAGAGTAATCACACTGGTTTCCTTCTCTAGCTGTAGCCTACCACGCAGGGCGGGCACCGTCAACCATATTTAGATTCTACCCACTAGCTTTTTGTACGTCAATCGTCAGTTCTGATCGATGTCATGCATCCTGTTTCATCTTTCTTTTCTTGATACGGTGAAGCTTATTGCGGCAGGACCGTGCGTGACGCATCTTTGCGGCGCGAACTGACAGAGAGTGGGCCGAGGATGGTGAACCTTCGGGTCGAGGGTAGCTTAGATCAAATACTCGTTCCCAATTGTTGCGAAACACGAACCACCCAGACGATTTCGGTTCCCTGATGGTGTCTTTATTGAGACATGCCATATCTTCTCTTGGGCTGCCATCACCAAAAATAGACCACCACACGCAAATGAAATCTGGATGATGATTGATGTCGGTTATTAACTCTGCTATCTGAGTGGCTGCAGTGTTGGGGTCGTCGCTCAAAATAAGCGTAAGGCTTAAGCTGCGATTGTAGTGCACTTTGCCACCCAGCACCCACTCTGGGGCTGACCACCATTGGCCATACTTATCTTCAATTGCAATGGCTTGGCAGTGCCGCACCGGGCAGTTGTAGATCATGTAGTCGATGAAGTCGTCGGTTTTACTGGCCGGTGCATTCAAGCGCTGACGGGGCTGTGCCATCAGTAGCGTGCTCCTGTATTAATGTTAGTGATTAGCTTGATCGCTTTGAAGTTTACCACCTTGTTACCCGGTAACTTGCGCGATCGCGTTGGTAGCCCCATACCTGTGAGCCTCTTACCCCAGGTGCTAGAGTTGAAGACGGGCCTAAACCCGTTCATGGTGGCCCACTCAGAGTAGTGCGAGTAAAGGTCGTTGTTGGTCGTGCCGTCCGCGATGTTCTCTACTATCTCGCAGCATTCACTCAACCAGCGCGACACGGAATTTGCTTCGACCGTCATCGACTTCGCCGCTTCCATCGAGTAGTCTGGTGGGTCAAAGTGTCCACGTTCCATTAATCGGCGGTAGGCTTTAGCAAGTGCCGCCAGAATTCCAGGTGCCTCCTCTGCGAGTAGGCTATCATAGTTCATCACCTGATCCTTGGTTCCTGCAACCGTGACGTCAGTGGTTCGGATAATCAGGGATCGGCGCTCAATGGCCCCAGTGCTGTCGTAAGTATCAGGGGTGTTGTTGCCGTGAAACAGAAGGCGGGTGGGTAGGATAACGTTCTTGGCGTCTTCGTATAGAACCTTGAGCTTCACAAACTCGCCTGAGCACACGTTCTGCAGCATACGGTCGATGTTCTTATTTCGGCTGTCCACTTCCGACGCTACATTTAGATTGGCCGTAGCCATGTCGATCATGGAGTTGGGATCGTCGAACTGGTCCATACCCACGTTTGACACAAAGCCCCGAGGCAGGATGGCGTTGATTACCTTGAACAGGGTTGACTTGCCTGTGCCAGGACGCCCGATTAGGAAGAGCATCTTTTCGAACTGATGTGAGCGCACTAAGCAGTAACCGAGGAACTCTTCAACCACGCAGTATGCCTTGCGCCAGTCGGTTTCGTAGTTTGGTGAGTCCTCATACTCGGCAGGAGGCCGAAGGAGGTTCTTGAGGAACTGCTGCCAGACTGTGGACTTGGTGCTAGGGTCAAAGCCATGCTCGATCCTGGTCACGATGTTGTCATCACGTTCTTCGGGCCGCATTGAAAAGTCGCGCGTATCGAGAACCTCATTAGCAAAGGCTATCAAGTAGGGGTCTGGTGACGCCACGCGTGGTGAGATACTATCACGAAACATCTTGACCGATGCCGAAATCGCCGCTTGACCCGCGATGTCGAAAGTGTCGATCAGCTTGTTGCTGATGATGTGCCATGGATTGTCTGCGCCCAGTTCCTTGATGATGTGCCAGGAACCTTCATCCCAGTGATAGGCCACACCTGAAAAGTAACCTAAGTCTTCCCGCTTGTAGCGTTCCCGCAACCAGTTGTACATGATGCGATCGAGCGGAACCTTGAGGGCAGACGACCCACCCGATTTGCCAGACTGCTTAGCTGGCTTCTGCTCCTTGATCTTGTTAGCCAGGGCCTTGACTGCGATCTTGATTTCCTGCAATCGCTCCTTGAGAGTGGTATCATCAGGTGCTGAACGCTCTGCCTCCTGCGCGCAAATTTCCTCGATCTCGTCTTCCGTGAACTTCTCATGGTACATGTAGGTTGTGGCGGACAGCATGGAATGGTGGTGGTCGCCAGGGGAAGTTTGGCCGATGTACCGAAAAATCGGGGAAGTCGGGTTTTTTGCGTATTGGTAAATGAGGAGCAAGTGATAGGGTTTGAGGGCAGGGAGATTGGACGGTGGAACCTCAGACAGGTCTTGAACGATGTCAGTTCCTGGAAACGGTATCCAACGATAAAAACGGTCAGTGCCATCGTCGTTTGGCTTCTGATGCTTGGAGGGGGGAACTACAGTGTAGCCCATTCCACCACCGGCACCGAAAATCTCGATGCAAGGCGGCTTGGTTGGCTTTTCGAAGGGAATGTGGGGAATGTAAAACTTGGTAGCCTTGATGAAACTGGGACCAGCTAGCCTGCGCTCGGCCATGATGTCGGTAATACGGTCTGGATAGTGGTAGCGAACGAAGAAAGTGCCACCCTTGGAACCATACTTGACCGGGGCTGGAGTGCCAATGATGTCGGCCAACACCTGCATGGTTGCGCCACCATCAAGCTGGTCCTCGATGTCCACGTCGATGATCATAAGACCAGTGGTTCCATCTCGGAAATGGTCACCGAGGACACCAATGCCGGAATAAGGGTGGTTCTTGAACTCTTCAAGCATCTGCTCCTCAGAGAAGAACCCCTCGTGCTGATTGATGGGACGGGTCAGACCATTCTTGGCGACCCACTCCGCATTACGGTGGACAATTACAGGCTGGTAGCCATGAGACATATAGCGACATGCGAGGTCAATAGGCAGCGAGCGATCAGAAATCAGCACCTGTGACATATGAGGAGGGTCCTAAAGCATCGAGAGGACAGTGTAGCAGTAGCCATCCTACCTGTCAAGAGGGAGGGTTGAAGCGGGTCGGCGGTAGCCAGTAAGACGATGGCTACCATGGCTACCGAGGTTGTGCGGTAGACGGGAGGAGAGGACGGTAGAGGGAGGCGGTAGACAGTAAAATTTGGATGCTAGACCCGGGAGAGAGGCCGAGGGTAGCCACAGTAAGGGGTGGTAAGGGGTATTTTTTTTGACAAGGTTTTCTTTTTTAGTGGTAGGGGGGGGGGGGAGAGAGAAAGTATCGTAGGAGAAGCTGGTCCGGTAGCCATGTCGTACTGGCTACCATGGCTACCGGCCACCCTCTGGCCCGCTTTACTTCTCGGCACCCTCGAACTTGTGTTCAAACCCACTTGACAAACCACTCCGAACGTGTTTTACTGCTTTTCCTTCGGCCCTCGGAGAACTCTTCCCATGTCTTTAGACTTCGCACAAGAGATCGCAAATCTTGCTCAATACCACCCGGATTACGCTTCCCGCACCCTTTCTGTGACGTTCCCGAACTGGCGAGATGCCAAGTCCATGTGTCTTAGCATGAAGCTTGTTGCCCAGGTTCCAGATTACACCGACCCATTGTGGACCAAGGTGGAACGCATCGTATGGAAGGAGTATCGCCGCCTGTCCAACGAGATTGCAATGGCCAAGCCCCGCGTCCAGGAACTTATCGCCCATATACCCCATGACAGTTCCCCTGCTGGCGATGAGGCACGTATTCGCTCGATGAAAGGGCCAGAGGTTGCATTGACGTTGGCTTCCCTCGGTCTTAAGGTGGAACCCCACCCAACAAATGCCGGTATAACCGTAATGCGTGGCAAGAATACCCTGCTCCACTTTGTGCGCAAAGGTGGCACCATCAGTGTTCCACCTGAAACAAAGCCGCAGGCTGTTACCCCTGCGGCCCCGAAATCAAAATGGGTGGTGCGTTAATATTCCTTCAAACGCGTCACGGTAACCGTGATATTGTCAACGGTAACGTGGTTGCTCTCGCCAACCTTGGGGGGCAGATGGTCCAGCAGCTGATTAACGGCAACCATTGGTATGAATACCAGTTCGCCTTCCAGCGCGTTCCGAACGTCAGAGATATACTCGTAGAACTCATAGTCAGCGGGACCATCGAACTCACTGTCCTTAGCGCTGACATGCCATTTGGCCCACTTTGGCATAGTGCTCATGCCACCAGTTCCTTAACCAGGAGGTTCACGCCGATCTGCGCGAGGCGCTTGTTGTAGCGGCGAAGGTTGTCGCTGATGTCCATCTGGCGGAACGCGATCTGGCCGATGCGTTCTTCGTTGCCAGCCTCTTCGGCCTCGATAAGTTCTCGTGCGAGACGGCGGCTCTCGGCAATTAGTTTCTGGTATCCGGTAATCGACATGGTACTTGCTCCTTTATTGGTGCCGTTGGTAGCAAAACTAGTAAACCACAACGCGAAGGCTTTGTCAACCCCCGCATATTCTGTCACGGGTTGGGGAACAGCGACTCAATCAGGTTGGTATAAAAGTCTTCCGCCTCTTCCAATGTCTTCAGTTCCTCAACCATATATCTGCTGAACGCCTCTTCGATGATATTGTTCGCGGTATAAGTGCCTACTGGCTTAATTCCCATCATCAGCATTTCGTATTGCTCGTAGCGGTCCTGCCAATCAATTGTGCCATCTTCCACTATGTGCCGCGCGGTGCAGCGGCGTGCCTGTGCCAGTTGTTCTGGGTCGCGGCAACGCTTGCGAATTTCCGCGCGGCACTTGCGAAGAATGTCCTGTATCTTGGTCATTGTCGGTTCCTTTATTCAGCAATGAGGGAGAATGGGGTGATCAACGCGGGGGCTTTGTCAACCCCCGCGTTGTGGTTTTATCAGACGAATTCTGTGTACATCATCCCATACCCTGTCACGGTTCCGAAGTAGCTCAAGTTGACTGTGAATGCGAACGCCATTCCCGTATAGTTGCGAAGTTCCATAATTTTAATAGGCACCAGTTCCTCATAATAGCCTTCGCAGTTTTTCTTGAAATAGTCATTCAGCACCTTAGCCACTGAAGCGCAGTTAAGTTCCGCAAGCTCGGTGTCGAATTCATTGGTTTCGCCGGTCTCAGTCTCGGAATAGACGATGCGTGCCTTGACCATGTGAATAGCTCCTTGGTTAACTTAAGCATTAAACCACAACGCTAGGGCTTTGTCAACCCTCGCGCGCGTTCTGCTACTTGTCTCCAAACAGGGTTTTCATTATATAGGTTTTATATTCGTCGGCAATTTCCTCATCCACGATGTCTTCCATGTCTTCCATGTCGGACTCTGAAGTCCAATATTCAATGAGATAATCAACCGTGCATTCTTTGAAGGCTTTGATTTCGATGCCGTTCCATATCAGTTCATACATGTCTTGAACTCTCAGTTCTGAGAATTCGCACTCAGCCATATGCTTGCAGGTTGCTTTACGCGCATTTTCCAGCATATCCGGGTCTTCGCACCGCGTGCGAACGGTCACCCACATCGCGTCGAGCTTGTCGTTGACGGCTTTGATGATTGCTTCGTCGCTCATTGTAGGCTCCTGTATTCGACCTCATCTGGTCGGAGAAGCCGATCCGTTAAGATCGGCTACCCGGACTAGACACTACAGCGTAAACCACGATCTCGATCACAATCACCAAGATAATGAAGCCCCAGGCGATCCAAACCCAGTTCCCAGTGGGCTTGCGGGGGGATTGCGCCCCCCACCTGCGGTGGTGGCTCAAGCTGCTACCTTCGATTTCTTGGCCTTGCCCTTGGCCGGGGTGAACGCCACCCCGAAGCGCCCTGTGATCGACCCGATCCGGACCTTGGCATCCGGGTCATTCCGCAGCAGGCCCCGGATGCGGTTAGCGAGGTTCATGCGCTGCATTCCGACGTTCAGGCCCTCCCATGATTGCTTCCAGAGTCCGGAGTCGATGCCGATCTGCTTGAGTGCCATGACATCGACCTTGACGACCTTGCCATCCAGCACCTGGATCGCGTTCCGCATCTCGATGTCCACAGTGTCGCCGCAACCTGGACCATGCGGATTGTGGCTGTATTGGTCGTGGTAGTCCTTGGCCATCACGCCGCACTTGGCGAACGCGCTGGCGTCTTCGGGGGCTTCGAATTCAACCTCGCCTGCGTCCCAGGCTTCGAAAGCCTCGGCGGTGCTGTCGAACGTCTCAGTGGAGTTCAGCCCGTCCACGGTGCGGTTGAGTACGAAACCCGCATCCGTCTCGATGAAGGTGAAGCCCAGCTTCGCGGCTTTCTTGACACTCGAATGGTGGATCAGCATGGTCGGCTCCTGTATTGTGACCTCGGCGGGATCGCCTCGACCCATTAAGTAAACCACGCGGCGCTTGCCGGTGGAAGTGCAGCTTTTGCAGGGTCGCATTGTGCGTCTTGCAAATCGACCGGACTGGTCGGGAAACCCACCCCCGCAAGGGTGGGAAGCCGGACTATTCCGCGTTCAGAAGCCGCGTGGCTTCCTCGCGTGCCGCGTGGGCGAGCAGGGGGTTTCCTGCCGTGGTCCAAGAGTTCGCCCAGTCTTGGGCGATTTTCCACGCCAGCGGGCGTTGCTGGCGTCGGAACAGATCGGCCACGGCGGCTTGCACGAGGCTTGGGTCGGGGGCTTGGGTCGGGTGCGGCATCGGGGTTGGCTCCTGTTCGTGTGTGTGTGTGGGGTGGCTCAGCATTCTGCCGGATCGAGACCGCGTGCGCGCATACGCTCTTCGAGCGTGCTCACGATATCCCAGTCATCGATCTGCTCGGCTTGTGCCGTGGCTGCGCGCCATGCGGCAAGGATGGCTTCGTCGGCTTCGGCGTTGGCACGGGAGGCCGCGCGGCGCGTGCCCATTTTGGCTCGCATGTTGGCCTCGGCTTCTGCGGCGCGCTCCTGCGCTGCGTCGGCGTCGGCAATCAGGGAGGCGATGTCGGGCATCAGCGTGGCTCCTATTCGTGTTCGACCGGGCTGGTCGGGACTGCCCGACCCACACACAATACCACGGCGCGGCGCGGCGCACAATGCCGCGAACGCATGGTCGTTATGCGCGGAGCACAATGCGATGCGAGGTCGGGACGGGTGCGTGGTGGAGGTCGGTGGGGTGGTGCCGAGGTCGGACCAGAGGGGCACGGGAAGGCAAGGACGGGGCCGCGCGGTGGTGGTGGTGGCGCGGAGTCCGGGTGGCATGGGTCGGGAGCCACGGGGGGCGGGACACACGTAATCATCCCTTGTCTCTCTCGAAAATTTCCGACACCTTTAATATTTGTCACCCATCCTTTTCCTTCCGTTTTTCCCACTCTCACGCTTTATTCATCACCCATCCTTTTCCCTCCATTATCGCTTCCTTTGCCTCCTCTAACGTCATGTTATCCCTGTATATCGGCAAATAATCCCTGCTCTCCTGTTCCATCGCAGTCGTAGCAACGCTCTATTGATGATGCCGGGTCTTGACTCGAATAACTAAAAATCTCCCCGGCGCCGCTCGTCTCGGTCATCGCGGAGGCGGTCGGGATCAGCATACTTCCCTTCAAGCTGCCGGATCAGATCATTGTTGCACTCGATTTCGACCTCCATCGCCTCAATGCGGGCGTCTTTTTCGTCGCATTGATGGGCAAGAGCGGCGGCGCGGATTTTGTAGTGCTCAAGATCGAGGTGGCGCCTACCGATCACACACCCAATCTTCGATAGATTTTCGATGGTTACTTGTGCCCTATCGCGGCCAAATCCAGCGTCCGGCACGGAGAGTATCAGTGCGTCCTCGGTTTCTTGGTCGCTAAGAACGGGAGGCGCGGCTGATATGGTTGCGCGTAGTTTCATCACCTCGCGTTCCAGGTCCTCGATGCTATCTGCCGCCTGTAGTATCCAAGCATCGGGTGTTTCTGTGCGCCATTGACGCAGGAGTGATACCAGATTGCCGTATGTGGTCATTGAAAACGCTCCCGCATGGGCTTGCCATTTTCAGTATATGTATTATAGTCCATTTTACCCTCCTAAAGATATATATAGTATACCACATATGCCCCCACATATACAATATTATGCAGCTTCCATGAACTAGGTAATTCTCCATATATTCCCATATAACTTCTCACGTGCTACACTCTCTTCAACCTAGGAAACTTGTATTCTCATGGAACCTGATCGTCTAGCAGCACTTGCATCAGAATTTCAAGCAGGTATCCTTACCAACGAGGAGCTTTGCGAGAAGTACTACGTCTCTCGGTCCCGTTTGTCCACTCTGGTTCAGAGGAATGGGTGGGTGCGTCGAGTTCCTCCGACCGAAGACAAAGTACAGCCACTGGTTCATCTGTTTTCTTTTGATCCCAATGAACAGGCGGCGATGTCTGCAGCCCAAGTAGTTGCGATGCACCGCAAGGATGTCGCTCGCCTTCGCACGATTTCCAGCACCCTGGTTGATCGTCTTGGTATCATCCTCGCAGGCAAAGAGCTTAAGGATGCAGAAGGCAATCAGATGGCGTGCCTTGGTTCTCGGGAGTCTCCTGCAGATCTTTTGGAGAAGCTGTCCCGCGTTATGGTTCGCACCACCGAAATCGAGCGTCAGGCTTATGGCCTTAAGGCGTTCAATCCTGAGCAGACCGCTACGGATGCCGAGTTGGCCGCAGAACTGGATAAGCTGACCGAGGACGTCGAGCGCATCGCAAAAGAAAAAGCCCTCCAAAAGTAAGGAATTTCTACAATGAGTGTCTATCCCACCGAAATCCAGATTTACGGCACTTCGTACATGCCAGAGGCTGATGGCTCTACCGTTGGTGGGGCGGCAGACCTGACCCGCATGATTTCGTTTTCCGACATGGCCGCGAACGGGCTTATTGATTGGGTCAGTTCTTCGGCCTCGGATACCGCCACTAAAGGCGTTATTGTTGGTCTTGATGGCTATGGCATTCAGCAATCGCCTGCTGCGGTTACGCTGACTGGCACCACCAAGGTTGCTGGCACTCAGACTTTTAACCGTCTGCTCTTTGCTGCGACTTCCGGGGCATCGGTCAACGGTCCTTTGGCCAACCCAGGTAGCACTGCTGCAGTGGGTGACGTGGCCGTGATGGCACATACCCTCACGATCGCCGCCCACACGTGTCAGGCCGGGTCCGCCAACCATACCGGTATTACCCCAGCGGTCATAAAGCTACAGGCCGGGGACGGGGCCTCCGTGACCCTCGGGATGGTTATCCGCACCACGGGTGGTACCGGTGCCAACCAGGTCCGGTACGCCTGCTCTACTTCTGGCACCGGGTCGGGCCAGTACGGCACCGATGTCATTGCGGTAAACCGGGATTGGACCACTATTCCGGATGCCACCACCACTTATGAAATCGCGACGGGTATGGTATTCCCGATCCTGCCCAACCCAATCACTTCAGTGGTGCGCCCATTCAGCGGAGCGTCGGCAGATGTGGCGGGCGGCTCGATCCGTTATTACTACGAGAAATTCGCGATCCTGAACACCGATAGTGCTACCGCCTGGACTTCGGCCACCTTGATCAAACAAATCGACCCGGCTGGTCTTTATGCAGGCGGTGGGGCGTTTGACATCGTTCCGTGTTCTGCACTGAACGACACCATCACCGCCACAAACCGCCAGACGGTCCCGGCATCTGGTATTGGGTCGTGGTCAACTGGTGCCGCACCACAGACCATTATGCTGGCTGCACAGACGGCGGCATTGAATTCCGCTGCACAGGCGCAGTGCTTTTGGGCGCGTTTGACCCTGGCCCCTGGTCAGGCACCAGCCAACACCTTTGTTGATTACCGGCCCAGCGGTCTGACTGTTTAATAGGACTCTAATAAATGGCACAACGCTATGGCGACATGGTTAAAGAGACTATATCTGCACCCGGCACCGCTGCATTCACGCTCGGCACGCCGTCAACGGGCTTCGTCGCGTTTTCCACGATCCCGTCCATCACAAGTGGCGATACCGTAGATTACCTCGCCATCGATGCCAGCGGCGTGCCCTGGGAAGTGGGCACCGGCACATGGACAAGCGGAACGCTGACACGCACGACCGTGCTACACAACTCCAGCGGTGGCACGACTGCGGTGAATTTCACCGGGTCTACTCTGGTGTCGAACACACTGACGGCCGAACGGTATCTGGCGGGTCCGGGTGGGGCGATCATCGGAACGTCCTTGAACATCACTGAGACCGCGACGGGAACCTTCTCGGGTGAGAAGGACTGGAACATTGTTTCAGTAACAAACACGTCCAGCAACACAGGCGGCAGCGGCCTAAATAACGCCTGCTACATAAACCACAATTTTTCCACAGGAACCGGTGGATACCAAGGCCTTTATGTTGTCAACAACCAGGTTGGCACCACAGCAAATCTGTTGGATACGGGGTATTACACGGCTGCCACGTTCCTGACGCAGAATGCTTATAATGACAACGGCACATCCGGCGCATACAGCGGGCACTATTACGGGTTCAACGCTGTCGCCCGCATACTGTCCGGCGCGACCTACATCGACCAAGTCGTTGGTGGCGAGATTGACATCGCAGCAAAAACCGGGTCGTCCTTCAACGACCTCATCGGGTTGCAGATCGTCAACCAGTCGGGGAATACCGCGCCGTCGGGCCGGTTCTCAACTTATTTTGGGGCGTCCAGCGGGGGCGCAGACGGCACCGACACGCTGCAATACGGCCTGAGCTTTGGGCTTTACCAGGGCTACAACCCCGTATCATCCACCGGCACGTTGATCGTCTGGTATCCCCACGCAGGCACCGGATCGGCGGGGACGGTTGCAAACGGCGTGGATTTCTCTCATGGCACGTTCACAAACGCGGCTTGGCTGTCGCCGGGGGCAACGATTGATCCGACCGGCAACACCACTGTTTTGTCGCTCACCACCAACACAGTCACAGCTCAGACTACCAACGGATCGCTGGCCCTGAAGGGCAACGGAAGCGGGAGCGTCCAGCTTGGAAGCACCTTGCGCGGGGTTGATTGGTCCTTTGGCCCCGGAAACAACGCCGCAGTAGCCAACCACGGCAACGACTATGGCAGTGCGTCCGGCAGTGGCTTCGTGCTGCGCGGCGTGGCGGGTTCCGACGCAAATATTGGACAAATCTTCCAGGCCAAGGGCGTCGGCACCGCCTATATGTTTGAGGATGGGGCGGCCCACGCCATCATCAACGTGGTGTCTGTCACCTCGGGCATAAACGGCATCAACATCGTCCAGGCCGCATCTGGTGGCACCCCGACAATCACGGCGAGCGGGACCGGCGCTGTTAATCTGGGGCTAGCAGGGGCAAACGGCGGTAGCGTGACGACCGGCGGCGTCTTCTCGGTAGCATCGGGAACGTCGGGTCTCACGGTCACACCGAGTTGGTTTTCAGGGTCCGGCTACACCGGGACGTGGCTCAACCTTGACACATCTGGGCCGTCGGCCATCGGATCGGGTGGTCCGGGTACCAACCCCTGGATCGGCTATGCGTTCGCGGCTGGGAACTGGGTTAACGATGCTGCGGCGGGCGACCTTGTGTATCGCAATACCTCGGGCGCAATACGGCTGACCACCAACGCGTCAACCACCTCGCTGTCGATCATCGGGGGCACCGTTAATATCCCGGTTTTGCAAAACAACGGCGTCTCACAGTCGCCATACACAGGCACCCCGCTGTGGGGGACGGGTGCCGATGGCATCGTAGTGATATCGTCGGGCACCACGACGCTCTCGCGTGACTTGCACGCTGCCGCCCTGACCATAAATGGGACGGGGGCGATCAACACGCAAGCCTATCGTATTTTTTCTCAAGGCGTATGTGATCTATCTGCGGCCCAGACGGGGGCAATTTATATCGTCGCCAACGCCGGGGGCGCTGCATCTGGTGCAACTGCCGGGACGGGCGGTGGGATCAACAGCTACGGCGGCACAGCTATGCGTGCTGCGAACGGCGGCTCGAATGGCGCGGCGGGATCGACCGGGGTAGGTGGTGCGTCGGCGAATATCGGGAGCGCTGCATCCAGTGGCGGTTACGGTGGGGTTGGTGGCACGGGCGGCGCGAGCACCAACGCTGGTGGCGCGGGCGGCACAAGCACCAATCCCAACCAAACCGCGTGGCGCAACACCCCGCAAATAAATCTCCAGTCCGGAGGCAATAGCAACGGCACGGCCGGGCAGACATTTGCATCCAACGGCGGGTCAGGTGGTGGCGCGGGCGGCGGCGATGGCACCAATCTGTCGGGCGCTGGCGGCGGTGGCGGCGGTTCGCCGGGTGGCATCCAATTAAATTGCCGCACCATTGCACGCGGCACCAACACCAACACCGCGATCATCCAGAGCAAAGGCGCAGTTGGTGGTGCGGGCGGCAATGCGTCCGCCACGGGTAACTCGGCAGGTGGCGCAGCCGGTGGTGGCGGCGGTGGTGGTGACATCTATGTTGTCACAGAGAGCCTGACCGGCTCCCCGATTGCCAACGCTATCGATGTCTCCGGCGGGGCGGGCGGGGCGGGCGGCACTGGCACCGGCACCGGAAAAGGCGGGCAGGGCGGGCAGGGCGGGCAGCACGGGCACGTTGAGGTGCTGGTCCTGACGCAGACCGGCAGCACGACCGGCATCGCCTCGGGTAGCTCGGTATCGTCGGCTGGTTTCAACGCCACCACGTTCGGCTCGGCGGCGAGCGCGACCACGCCATCTACCCCATCGACAACTGCTGGTGGCGCAGGGACCGCAGGGCTAACAATGCAGGTGGGTCTATAAATGTCCGAAACGATCACAGCGACTTTCGCAACCAACTCATCCACCGGCCAGATGGTAACTGTCATGCAGGCACCGGACGGCACTTGGACGGGGGGCGGCCTGACATGCGGGCCGTGTGCCGAGGCCAGCGCGGCGGGGTATTTTGCCATGCACACGCTGGAGGGCGACACGCCTCCCACGCCGCTGGTCCCGACCACCGCGCAGATGGTCGCCCAGGTTACAAGCGTGCCCCTCTGGAAAATCAAAATCGCGCTCAACCGCACGCCAAACCCGGCCAACCCGTCGCAAACGATGCTCGCAGCCGCAAGCGCCGTGATCGCTGCGCAGTCGTCGGACATCGAGCTGCAAATCGCGTGGACAGGCAACCCCGACGTGACGCGCAGCAGCCCGACACTCGCGGGCATCGCCGGAGCGCTTGGCCTCGGGGGGGCTGAAATCGACGCGCTCTATCTCGCCGCCTCAACCGTGGAAATATGAGATGGCCTGCAAACTCACTCAGGCGCGAATGACGCAAATTCTTAATCTGTCAGTCGCGTCCACATGAGTTTTGGTATATCATCATTTGGTGAGTTACCTTTTGCTGGTCAACCATATATCATTAGTGGATTTACTATATCTATTGATTATAATTCCGGTGTATATATACAGGGTTCTATATTAAACAATATTTATGCTAAAAATGCAACACTGTCTAATATACAAACGAACAATAATGCTCCATTTCAATATACACTCAATACTAAAATGGATTTGATCGTTCCAAAATTTACAATTGGAAATACACAGATCAATTATAATAGCACAATTGCATGGTTTATTAGTTTGCAGGTAAACTATAACTCACCAGCATTCATGCTTAAACTGTCATATGGTAGTATTAACTCCTCTGTTTCTTGGTTGTCCTCGGCCCTTGTAACGTCTTGGGATACTAATATACCAATTAGCTTTGGCGTAGTAACGCGTAAAGATCAGAATTTGCCGTTATATGGTAACACTAAGTTTGTAGCAGACACCGTTGTTCCGGCTTCGCTTAAATCCGGTGTTAAGTTAGATGCCATTCAGCCCGTTTCGACTGTTGCCAGTATTTATGTGGATCAAAAAGTTCAAAACTATACATCGGCGGGAATGTTTCGTACCCTGATTTCTCCTGCTGAGTGGGCATATAGCATTTCATTTATATTCTCGCAACCGTTGCAGATGTCATATAATGGCGGAACTTCAGCACCAATTAACATTTATATTGTACCAGATCAAATTTTTGTGGTGCAACCTGACCTTAGATCTTTTGTAGTGCCTACTGATCTGCGTACTCTGACAATAACCAAGTAAGGTGTATCGAGATGCCATATAAGTTTGGTGCCATGGCGTTTGGAGACAATGCCTGGTTTAGCTTTGACTTTACTGGTTGGCTTACAACAGGTGATGCCATTTCTGGTACTCCAATGGTAACCGTTGGAGCGGGTATTTCCATTGTTGTCAATACACTCCAGGTGGTGGGTGGCAAAGTAATTTTTAAAATAATGGCTGGCTCCAGCCTTGCTTATCCAGAGTTGTCATGCAGCGTGGTAACGGTTGATGGGTACTTGGCCACACGCTCTGGAATAGTGCCTGTTGTGCCAAATGTTCCTTCATAAGGATCATTTGTATGTCTAATCAAGATAAAGAGGAGATTGATGGTATGCCAGAGGGTTCCGATCAGGTAAGGCTGGCTGTTGCCATTAATGAGCTTGGCCGCGCTAAAGAAGATATACGTGCTTTAAATTCAACTATGCAGGTTGTTCTTGCTACGGTTAATCGCATCGAGCTTAATCAAACTCGACATTCGACAGCGCAGGAAACCGAAGACAGAGAAGAAAAAAGCCATAGCACAACCATAATGTCTGCTGGTGCCCTGTTTCTAAGCGCCTTGACGGCTTTAGGCACCCTCTATTCCTCATTTAGACACGGATCATGAACGAACTTCCTGAATATACCATGCGCAATCTTACCAGCCAGACGGCGCGCATCAAAATGCTTGCGCACCGGAAGTCATGGATTGACACTGCGCGACCGAACCAACTACCACCCCCCGGCCAGGATTGGGATATTTGGTTATATTTGGCTGGCCGAGGGAACGGTAAGACTCGTTTGGCTGCAGAGAAAGTGGCATGGGATACTTGGAATGAAAAGAATACTATTACTCACGTTGTAGCTAGTACCCATGGTGATTTACGGTCGGTTTGTTATGAGGGTGAGTCTGGTTTGATTGGTATCATACCCCCCGAGTGCATTAAACCCCATGGTTACAACCGTTCCCTCGGTGAAATATACCTGACTAACGGCAGCATTATCCGTGGGTTCTCGGCTGAAGCACCAGAGCGTGCCCGTGGTCCTCAGTGTCATAGGTTATGGGGAGACGAGTTGGCCGCTTGGGATCAGGTTAAGGGTGGTGCCAGGGAAATGTTTGACCAAGCAATGTTTGGTTTGCGATTAGGTAACCATTCATATGCTTTGCTCACTACTACTCCTAAGCCAATTCAGCTTATTCGCAATCTGGTTGACTTGTCTGTAGGCAAGATTACCGAACGCAATCAAACCCTAAAGGATCTGCGGGTTATTGTTACCCGTGGTAGCACGTCTGAGAATTTTTCCAACCTTTCTCGTAACTTTCAAATTCTTATCAGTCAGTACACTGGTACACGTTTGGGAAGACAGGAACTTGAAGCAGAAATTCTTGAGGACATCCAAGGTGCGCTATGGTCCAATGAGGTTATAGACCGCAACCGTTTGCCATCTGTGGCGAGAATTGAGGAACTTCAACTTGAACGTATTGTTGTATCTATTGATCCTGCTGCTTCTACTGAAGAAGGCAGTGACGAAACTGGAGTTATTGTTGGTGGGTGTGATGCTGAGGGTCATGCTCATATCCTTGAAGATGCCTCAGGTAAGTATACTCCAAATGAATGGGGTGAGCTTGCTATTAAACTCTATCATAAATATCAAGCTGATCTTATTATTGGGGAGGTAAACAACGGCGGTGATATGGTGGAGAACACTATTACTGGTATTAATTCTAGCATACCATTTAAGGGTGTTCGGGCTTCGCGAGGTAAAGTTGCGCGGGCTGAGCCTGTGTCCGCATTATATGATCAAAATAAGGTCCACCATCGCGGAGTGTTTAATAAACTTGAAGACCAGATGACAGCTTTTACGACTGGTTTTAACAGAACCAAAGCCGGATACTCTCCAGACCGAATGGATGCTATGGTGTGGCTGGTTACTGAAGTTCTTCTTGGTGACATGGATAGCCAGGGTATATTTGAGTATTATCGCCGCTTGGCTGCTAACGGTGGAGTGGATATCAAGGCTGAGAAAGTAGAAATCAAAACCGTGCTTATGGGCAGCAACAATCCAGAAGTTCCTACTATATTTGGTAAAAATGGTATCAAATATGTAGTCGCTACCAACGGCACTGTACGAGTAAATATAGAAGACGCTGCTGCATTTAAAAGGCTTGGGTTTCGTGAAATGGAGCAATCTAACTAAGGAATGGCCTAGGGGATTGACGGTGCTATCCTCATTCATATAAAATGCACCCTATATAAGGAGAATAACAATGACTAGTGCTGTAGTGAATATGATGGCACCAGCGGGTTACATGTCCGCTGTTATTCATGCCAAGTCTGGAAGTCACTACATCATTGATGCCAATGGATTTATTTCTGGCGTTCAGTCCGTCGACATCAATGATCTTCAGCAGGCTGGTTTCACAGTTCTGCCAGCCACGCAGCGTGATGGTGTCTTCCTCGGCAAGTTGATCGGTGCGAACTTCAATATCACCACTGATCAGCAAATCCCGCTTTCCGTAGCCGGGTTCGATCCGGTCGGCGGCACCGTCATCATCGAGAAGATCCTGATTGTTAATGCGAGCCACACGCTTGCTTCTGCAGTCGGTGGTTTCTATTCGGCATCTTCCAAGGGTGGTACGCCGATTGTTGCTGCCAATCAGGGATATACGTCAGTTGTGATCCCGACTCATGCGTTTTCGGTGCCGATTGCGGTGAGCTTGGTTCAGTCCACGCTGGCACTGTACTTGTCACTCACCACTGCTGAGGGTGCTGCGGCCACTGCTGATATCTACGTGTTCGGTACGGTTCTGAGTTAAGTGTATGTTGCTGCCCGTATCAGACATGGAAGCATTTGATTTACTTCCACCCAAGATACGGGCAGCTTTAATGTTTGCGTCCGCTAAACATAGCGCTTTAGAGGTAATGGACCTTCTATTGAAAGAACGCAACGTTGACAACGTTTTTTACAAAATCATAAAAACAGATGCACATATGGTGGCAAACTTACCCCCTATGTCAACCGAGCAAGGGGTATACTAATGGTTGACCGATCAAAGGGAACCGTGAAGCCGTTGCCCCAGGCCAATCCGCCGAAACCAGCTATTCCTAATCCCACGGCTGTGCCGGGTCAAGACCCAGGCGCGTCGGGCAACCCATACACCCTTCAATACGCCGGATATGGGTATACTACTCCAGGTGGATATAGCCCAGGCATTGTAACGGGTTCGCCTGCTGATTGGTTTGGCCCTCTTAATCCGATGGCCCCCACCGCCCCTCCTGAAGTCGCGGGGCGTCAATTTGATTTTCCTTCGGGATACAACTTAAATATTGAGCCACGTGCCTATGAGCCAATCAAGTTCGCTGACCTTCGGGCCTTGGCTGAAAGCTACGACGTTCTGCGCACTATTATTGAGACGCGCAAGGATCAGGTAGTTCGTCTTACCTGGAATATCAAGCCGCGCCAAGATGCGAATGGAAAGAACCTTACCAAGCCCAACGATCCGGTGTTAACCGAGATCAGAGACTTTTTTACGATGCCCGATGGCGACCAGTTTTGGGATGCGTGGCTTCGTGAAATTCTTGAGGACCTGTTCGTTCTCGACGCGCCGACTCTATATGTTCGCCGTAACCGTGCAGGTAAAATGATTGGGTTAGATCCCATTGATGGGTCAACCGTAAAGCGTATCATCGACAACCATGGCCGCACGCCTCAGGCCCCTCTGCCAGCTTATCAGCAGGACCTTCATGGTATGCCTGCTGTTAACTATACCACAAATGATCTGATTTATCGCCCTCGCAATACACGTGCACATAAAGTGTATGGGTATAGTCCGGTAGAGCAGATCGTGATGACAGTAAACATCGCGCTGCGCCGTCAGATGTACTTGCTCCAGTATTACACTGAGGGCAATGTGCCAGAAGCTTTGATTGGGGCACCAGAAAACTGGTCGATGAACCAGATCAAAGATTTTCAAAATTGGTTTGATAGCGTTCTTGCTGGAGAGACTGGTACACGTCGCCGTGCCCGTTTCATCCCAGGTGGTGCCAAGAACGTCATGAACACGAAAGAGGGTGCGCTCACTAACGAGACTGAAGAGTGGTTGGCTCGGGTATGTTGCTTCGCTTTCTCGGTATCCCCAACTCCATTTATCAAACAGGTAAGCCGCGCCAACGCAGATAGTCAGAAAGAACAGGCACAGGAAGAGGGTCTTGCTCCCATTCAAATGTGGATTAAGTCTCTTATTAACTATATTATTTGGAAAGAGTGGAAGCGCCGCGACGTAGAGTTTACCTGGGAGCTTCCTGATGACGTCGATGCGGGGAAGCAGGCAACCATTATCACCGACTACGTAAAAGTTGGTATTTATTCAGTAAATATGGCGCTGGATAAGTTGGGTGAGGACCCTATCAATGGTGGTGATCAACATTTAGCCCTACTACCAACAGGCTGGGTTCCTATCGCTCCCACTAACCAGTTTGGTGCTGCGGGTGGTGCGCAGGGCGCTGGTGAAGTGCACGATGATGTAAAAGCACAAGGCACCACGCGCCAATCAACCGGCAAAGATCCAAAAGACGTACCGCCACCCACTCCTAAGCCAAAGGACAAACCGGCGGCTAATTCAAAGGGGGTAGGCAAAGTTGCTAGCGTCCCTTTTGGAATAGGGTTGAAAAAGTCCTTCAATCCGAAACTGATCTCAGTTAAGGTAGAGCGACCATCGCTGGTGGCTTCACGTGATCAAATTGAGAATGCTTTACATGATGTGTTCCTTAAGGTAGGCTCTAAGGCAGCATATCATGTAAAGCAGTCGCTTCACCGTTTGGGTAAAGCGTCAATGTTTGAAGTTTCCTCCGCTAGAAGTATTGCTGAGTCGGTTGATCTCTCAGGATTTTCTCAAATACCTGCAGGCATTCAAGGTGGGTTGGTAGATATAGCACAAAGCTCTGCCAATGAAGTGTTATCAAACTTTCCTGAGGGAGACGTTTCTGTCTCAGATGCGGCTGCTGCGGTAGAAAGCCAAGCCACGGCCAGGGCTGCAGAGCTTGTTGGTATGCAGTATAACGCTCAAGGGGAACTTGTAGCAAATGCCACTGCTGATATATCTATTGACGGCACCACAGTCAATATGATAGAACGAGCTATAATTCAAGGAATTGAAGAGGGATTGACAGTCGATGCTGTATCTGGTGGAATAGAGAGTACGGTATTTGGTGGTGCTCGTGCCGCTCTGATAGCTGGAGCAGAGGCAACTAGGGCAAATTCTTTGGGTTTGTCTATTGCGGCTCAGCTTTTAGGATCAGTAGGTTACACTTCGCGTAAGTCCTGGATAACAGAAAACGACTCAAAGGTTTGCGCCGACATCTGCCAGCTTAATGAAATGGATGGATGGATATCAATAGACGAGCACTTTACCAGCGGTGATTTAATGACACCGGGCCATCCTAAGTGTCGCTGTGGCCTTTCACTTCAGATTGGATAATGTTAATGCCAGGATTTAGTATCCATCTTCCTATTGCCAAAGTAGACAGCGCCAAGCGTTTGGTATATGGTGTCGCTGCATTACAGGAGGAGGACAAGTCCGGTGAAACTTTTCACTACGACACTTCGGTGCCTCACTTCAAAACATGGTCTGAAGAGGCCAACAAGGCTGCGCAGCAAATTGGAACTCGGTCGCTCGGCAACGTGCGCGAGATGCATGGCAAATCAGCAGCTGGTAAACTTACCCAGATTGAGTTTAATGATGATGACAAACAAATTGAGGTCTGCGCGAAAGTTGTAGATGACGCGGCTTGGAATAAAGTCGAAGAGGGCGTATACACCGGGTTTTCTATTGGTGGTGACTATGTGAAGCGCTGGAGTGAGGGTGGTACCAAGTTCTATACCGCGCGCCCAAGCGAGATTAGTTTGGTGGATAACCCTGCTATGTTTGGTGCTCATTTTTCCATGATTAAAGCGGATGGTGGCATTGAGCAACGCTCATTCATGAAATATGTGGCACCGAAGGAGAACAGCGTAATGATTACGAACGACGCAGTGGCTACGCGCGCTGAAAAGTTGGCAAAAGCAGCAAACTCGACTAGCTTTGCCAGCTTCATCACAGCAGCCCGTGAAGAACTTGAGAAAGAGGCAGCTTCGATCTATGATGGACATGCGCAGTCCGTGGCGCTTGGCGGAGAGGGCACCAAGGTCGTCGTGGACCCTGTGGCGGTGATCACGGATAAAAACAGCGTGGCTCAGAACGAAGACACCACCCACGGTACGATGGCCGACGACCCGGAATTTGATAAAGATCTCCAGGGTCCGAAACCCTCTGAACCCGGCAACACTGCTGCCGTCAAGGTGCCGTCTGGTGTTGAAGTGGCTACTGATCTCAAGGATATGGGTAAATCCGCCGACCCGCGCAACGACGTGCAGCAGGGCTGGCAGGCGAAAGACGGCTCGTTTCACATTTCCAAGGCTGACGCGGTTAAGCACAACGCCAAGCTGGACAGTCCTCTCTCGGCCCTCGGGAAGGCCCTCGGTGGCTTGACCGCTGCCCTCGGGAAGGACGCTGCCGCTACGGCGGATGCTCCCACCGCCGAGAAGCCCGCCCATACCGAGAAGGCCAGCGGAGAGGCTGAGGATGTCCACTACGCCGACCCAGGGTACAAGGCTGACAAGAAAAAGCGGTATCCGGTGGACACTGAAAAGCACGTTCGGGCTGCTTGGTCGTACGTCCACATGCCGAAGAACCAGAAGGGGTACACCCCCGAACAGGTTAGTGCTGTGAAGAGCAAGATCGTGGCTGCTTGGAAGAGCATCATCGGCGGCGAACCCCCCGAGGCTGCTTCGAAGTCGATGGTTACTGGCACCCTTAAGAAGGGTATGTACAGTGTTTCCCGCCTTGCGACCATCATTGAGGAGCTTGACTGGTTGCACGACTCCATCGAGCGTGAAGCAGAAATTGAGCAAGATGGCTCTGCAGTGCCTGCTCAGCTGAAGGGTGATATTGCGTCTCTGGTCGGCACGCTCAAGATGATGATGAACGAAGAAACCGCCGAGTTGTTCAGCGTCGCAGAGCATGTTGACTTTGCTGAGATGATGGAGATGGCCGCAACAGGTATCCCTGGTCAGCAGCTTGTGAAGTACATCGGTTATGTTGAGGGCCAGACTCTTGAAAAGTCGAGTGGGGTTGGTAAGGGCCTCTCGGTCCTCAAGTCGATTGCAAAAGAGGCCGTGCCGAAGGGCAACGCCGTCAAGATCCAGGCCATTCATGATCATTGTTGCGCCATGGGTGCCAAGTGTGATGATGGCAACATAGGTAAGGGCGCTGGCATCGTGCCGGATGACAATCGTTTGGCGAAAGGTATGGAAATCCTTGCCGCCGAAAACGAAGAATTGCGCACCGGCCTCACTGAGGCAATCGATGCAATCAATAAAATGGCCGAACAAGTTAAGGCCATTCAAGAACAACCGGTGGTGCAAGCACCATCAAGGTTGAGTGTGGTAGCCAAAGGCTCTGATGTCTCTGGAGAAGCAACGGGCGGTCAACCTGCCAACGAGCTTCTTAAGAATTTCTCGCCTGATGCGCTTGCTGCAGCCGCTATCCGCCTGACCCATTCAGCAGGTGGACACCGCGTTTTCAATAAAACCTAACGGACCCGGAGACGGAACCGATGCTCACTTCAACGCCCTTGAGCAAGGCAAAACTGGTTCACCACAAGGAGAAATGACGTGAACCCAAATATGATTGCCGAGACGCTTAACGCATTCAAAAGTGCGTATTCGTCGCCCATCTCCGATCCGCGTATTGGTGAAATGCTGCAGAAGTCCACCTTCACTCAGGCGGGTTCTGCCACTTCGGGCATTACGTTCTATGACCTGGAACTTGGCGCAAAGTTCCTTTATCCGGTCCTCACCCCGCTCCGCAACACCCTGCCCCGCGTTTCCGGCAAAGGCGGCATCCAGGCGAACTGGCGTGCGGTCACTGCCATCAACACGGGCGGCGTCCGCCTCGGCGTGTCTGGTGGCAATCGCGGCGGCGTCATCGCCGTGGCGACCCAGGACTATACTGCGTCCTACAAGGGCATCGGCCTCGAAGACAACGTGGATTTCGAAGCCCAGTATGCTGGCATGGGTTTCGACGACGTTCGCGCCATCGCGGCGAAAACGTTGCTCGAAGCAACCATGATCGGTGAAGAGCTTCTGATCCTCGGCGGCAACGGGTCCACTGCGCTTGGCCAATGCACCCAGCCCACGCTCACTGCCGGTTCTGCGGGTTCGATCGTCGGTACCGTCACCGTTTCGGTGATTGTGGCGGCTTTGACCCTCGAAGGCTTGATCAATGGCAGCGTCGTCGGTGGCGTGCAGGGCCAGATCGTTCGTACCAACGCTGACGGTTCTTCGGATACCTTCGGTGGTGGCGTGGCGAAGCTGTCCTCCAATGCGACCGTAAGCGTGACCAGTGGCACTGGTTCTGTTGCGGCCACCACCCCCGCCCTGACTGGCGCGGTTGGTTATGCTTGGTTATGGGGGCCTGCTGGCTCTGAGGTTCTTGGTGCGATCACCACCATTAACAGCCTTGTCATCACCACGGCCAACGGCACCGGCATGGGCGGCACGCAGACTGCTGCTTCCCTCGGTACCAACGACAACTCTGTGAACGGCCTTGTGTTTGACGGTTTGCTCACGCAGATCATCAAATCGGGTTCCAACTCGTACTACGCCGCTCAGCCGACTGGCACGGCTGGTACCGGCACCCCGCTCACGGCGGACAGTGAAGGCGGCATCGTCGAAATCGACGTTGCTCTGAAGCGGTTCTGGGATGTCTATCGCTTGTCTCCGACTGTGATCTACGTCAACTCGCAAGAAGCACTCAACATCAGCAAGAAGGTTCTTGTTGGTGGGTCGGGTACCTCCAATCTGCGCTTCAACGTCGATGTGAAGGATGGCATGATCGCTGGCGGCGTCATGATCAAAGAGTACCTTAACCGGTTCTCAATGGCTGGCGGTCAGTTGATCCCGATCAAAATCCATCCGAACATGCCTGCCGGTACGATCCTGTTCTACACGGAGCGTTTGCCGTATCCGTTGTCGAACGTCGCGAATGTGGCGCAGATCCGCACTCGCCAGGATTACTACCAGATTGAGTGGCCGCTCCACAGCCGTAAATACGAATACGGCGTGTATGCAGACGAAGTGCTGCAGCACTACTACCCGCCTTCGATGGGTGTAGTCACCAACATCGGCAACGGCTAAGCCCCAACGATAGCAAGGCCCCCCATCTCCGGGGGGCCTTAGCTTCGTTAAACAAGAAAGGCTCACAGAAATGGCTAAGCAGATTTTCGCTCCCCCCGGCACCACCGAAGTTTCTTTTGGTGGTGAAACGTATGTTGTGGCCGAAGATGGCACCGTGATGGTGCCCGAGTCTGCGGCACAAGTGCTCCTTGGCAGCCATGGTTTTGCGCTTTCGCTCGAAAAGACCCGAGTGATTACTGCAAAAGTTGCCAAAGACAGTGATCTCGTCGATGACGATGACAATGATGCTCCATCGCCGTCCGACTTTTCCCGACCGATGACGCAGCAGGACATGAAGAGTTATCTTCGGTCCGAGGGCATCGGCATCCCAAAGGGCATCATGGTCGGCCAGTTGCGGACCCTGGTGGAAGATACCTATGCAGCCCAGTTGGCTGCTCACAAGGGTGAACCCGTCAAGACCGACGCGACCACAGGGGCTGTATAATCATGGCATCTGGTGATCTAGTAAAGCTGGCAGACGCTAAGGCTTGGTTGGGTAGCACTGATGCCCCGAGCGACCTGCTTTTGGCTAGCTGGATCACCAGGGCTTCCCGCGCGGTCATGAATGAACTTGGTAGAGGCTCAAACTTAGGCTTTAGGGCTGTTACTGAGATCCGCGACGGAAATGGAGGCTTGACTCTGCCTCTTCGGTACTGGCCGGTGCTGTTGGTGTCTGCTTTGTCGATCAATGGCACCCCATATGAGCAACAGGCTCAGCCTCCCTTCGGCCCCGGTTTTTATTGGGAAGCTTGGACGGGTGACGATACACAAGGCCATCAATATGTTGGCTGCATGGGTTCGCGGTTTTATCGCAACATTCAAAATATAAGCATTTCATATACGGCTGGATACCAAATCCAGGGTGAGGCTTACACGGTTGGTTCGCTAGCTGTCATTTCCACTGCTCGTCCATGGCAATCGGACCAGGGTGTGGCTTATGCAAACGGTCAAGCGTTGATCCATGTGGCGTCCAACCCTGCTCAGGGCCAGTATACTGTTGATCCTACCACCGGCATATATGGCTTTGCTGCGGCTGATGTGGGTGCTCAAGTGGGCATTACATACAGCTACGTACCAGAAGACCTTCAACAAGCTACCCTCGGCATTATTGCTTGGCAGTGGAAGCAGAAGGAACGTGTTGGAATAAATTCTAAGTCTCTTGGCGGTCAGGAAACTATTTCATTTTCTCAACTTCCAATGGACAGCCTGACACAAATGATGCTCCAGAACTTTAAGTCGGTGATACCTTTATGAGGTTCTCGATTTCGGTTGTTGGGGATACCGACATTGCTGCTAAGTTTATGTCAGCCCCGTCCTCTGTAAACGAGCTAATAAACTTAAGGTTTCAGGAACTTGGTCAGTACCTGCAGAATTACGTGCAAGAACAAAAATTGTCTGGCCAATCATTAAACCGCGGTACAGGTGAGTTGGCCGACAGTATTACATTTGATGTCCAGGACACTGGAAGTGGTGCTGTTCTTAATATAGGTCCAAAGGGCGTACCATACGCCGCCATTCAAGAACGTGGTGGTACAACATCTGCTCACGAAATACTACCAAATAAAGTAAGCGCTCTCCACTTTTTTTGGGGTGGAAAAGAGGTATTCTTTAAGGTAGTAAACCATCCAGGTTCTCGCATCAAGGCCACAGGATATATGCGTGATACTTTGACCGAGAACCAAGCATACATCAGAAATACCATTGCCAACGCTGTAAACCAGGGGCTTGGATTTTAATGACTGTCGCTCGTGAACAGGTAATGGCTGCGTTGTTTACTGCACTCTCAAATGCAGTTTATAGCGATGGCACCAGTCCGGTTTTTAATTCTGTTAGCAGAAAACTAAAGTTATGGGGAGAAGTGCCACACGACCAGCAACCTGCGATGTTCTTGGTTGACACTCATGAAACCCGAACCCAACAACCCCCTCAGGGATTGCCCTCCAAGTTGCTTATGCGGACGGCTGCTATCATTTACGTGAGCACCACAAACAGCGAAGACGTCCCTTCGGTCCAGATGAACTTGGTCCTTGATGCAGTGGATAAAGTGTTCCTCCCCGATGACCTAATACGTAAT